CGAATGGCCCGTTACACGAGCAGCCCCTTGCTAGGGACTACCGCCACGGACCAAAGTCTGACCAGGGCCCATAGAAAGACTTGGACCTTAACTTGTACTCAAAATCCCGACCTTGCCTTGGAGAGCTTGGTACGGAACTTTCAGCATTCAGATGTTTTACTTCTGGATACTGATGAGTACGCCCGTCCTTAAGACGAAATAGCATCGCTGCTATTACACCGAGCATGTTGCTCGGTTGTCGCCGATTAACCGGCGTCGCCTGGAGTCTTAGACCAGATATTCCTTCCCACCCGTGATCATTACTGATCACGAAGGAAGAAGTCTGGCTCTCGTCCCAGTTGCTACACAAACCATCGGAATCTCCGGCGTGAGCCGGGACCCTCAGGTGCGTAACGATTGGACGAGGAACCGCCTTAACGACTGACCACCACGCACGACGCAAGATAGGATCGCAGCCATAAGCCGCATTCCTTCGAGCTGCCGTGCGACGGAGACCATTCGCGAGGCGGAAAAGGGTTTCAATCCCATCAAGACTCTCTTTTTGGAAAAATGGACGGACTTCATGCCCATTGTAGAAGTCTTTGCCACAACTCTCTCGAAAGGGGCCCTCTCGGAACGACTTGCTGCTATTAGCAGTAAAGCCGCAGAACGTGAGGACCTCGATAAGGAAGTCGTAGGCTAAAGACGGAACAATGATATCGTCGCCATAAACTCTCACCTCGAAAGGATCAAGTTCAAGCAAACGAACACATGAGACTGCAAGACTCCAAAAGATCAGAGTCTCCAGCTCAAACGTGTAACCGTTCCCCATAGAGGAGAACTTCTCATACCTTAACCATTCTCCGTCCAAGAACCCGACTTTAGATCGGGTCAGATCAAGCCTCTCGAACCACTCATGTGGTAAGAGAAACCGGACCAATTCACGAGCAACAGTATCGCTCGCTGAGGACAGGTCAATAGTAGCAAGAGAGCCGTCGATCGAACCTCGACAAGCCATGTCCTGATTAGGGACCTGGTCATCTAAATCCAATCCACACTTAGACCACAGCCGTCTCCGCATCAGTCTGCCTATTCCCAGTTGGGCGTAGACATTCATCAGCGGTTCGATAGCTATAGTTCGGTGTGTGACAGCGGTTTTGGGCACGAAAGCTATACGGTTGCCTGGGACTAGACTCATCTCCTTCCGCGTAACAAAGGGCCAAAAGCCTTCCGTCTCGCAGTTGGTCACTGATCTAGCCCAATGAGGCTGGCTTTGCACAAGCAGAGCCCCGATCTCCGCCATGTCGTGAGACACGGACGGAGCGACTTGCAGCTTATCGTAAAGGGAGGTTAACCCCCTTGCCTCGGAGTGATTAAAAGCACCGGGGCCAAATCGACAAGCGTCGAGCCATTCACGAGAGTTCACGCTACTACCCAAGACTCTCTGGACCTCCAAAGCAGCCGCCGTGATGGCGACCTCGACCTGGGGGCTGGGACGTTTAGTCCCAGCACAGAGAGCCCTGAACCTGGCGTTAGTCTCGCCACACATTACCTCCGCAGCGAAGAATTTCTCCTTCGCCGCACTCAGAGGATCCACCCCCTCTATTTCTAGAGGAGTTTTCTTGAGGAATGAGACGGCTTGGTAGTCGTCTCGGAACCTTTTAGATAGGGTATAATCCCTTGGATCAACAGTCTTGCGAACAAGCTGTTCTACCTCATTGTAGCGGAGCAAAATCTCACAACTAAGTGAGATCGGTGTGTTGAGTGACTCAAACAAATCAACGGCAACACTCTTCAGAACGCCGGGAGGCGCCCTGAAGTCCCTGCATATTGCATGCAGAGTTCCTAAGAGGGCTCTTTTATTAGAGTTTTCCCTCTGTCTGGTCAAGCAGCACCCTTGCTTCTGAGAAGACGGATCCGCTCGGAAATAGATCTCCAAGCATCAAACGTCTCCGGAGTGATTGAGCCATACTTGACATGAGCCGGGACATCGTCCCGGTCATACCAAGCAGGCTCAAAGTGCCGCACAAGCTTCCCGAGATTGCTCTCAGGATGCGCCTGCGCAGCACTACCTAGGTCGTAACTGCAAAGAAGCCATTGAGGCTTCCCAGCAGTGTCGGATCCAGGCTCCAGAACAAGAGTATCACCAAGACTTTCAACAATAGGATAAAGATCCCATTGTCCGTCTTGGCAGTAACTGCGCACAGGGTCTTTAGTAATCGCTTCACAACGATCACAAATCGCCCATGCCTCCGTCTCTTCTCCATCTTTGATCTCCAGCCCAACATCCTGTGCGAATGCCAGGACTGAGCGGATAAGCCTCGCGGCTTCTTCGAGCAGACTGACATAGGTGTCAGCACACATATCTCCATCACGGAGGAGTGTGCGGGCATCGGCGAGGCATTGAGCCATCGTCTCGAGATTAATCACTTCGTGTGAATTAGTCATGTTCAGGACTTTCAGGTTAGAGGTTAAGTGGGAATAGCGCCAGACTCACAGCACGTCTTGTAGATGGTCAGGCCCACGAACTCTTTAGCTCGTGCAACCAGCTCATCCACTTCGGCGGTAGTGAGTTTAGCGGGGTGGAGAAACTCGCACGTGAACGTATTCGTTCCGTCGAGCAGACCAGACACGCCGTTGATAACCGGACGCGTCAACTTGCCTCGAGCGCGATAAACACCCGCCGCACGGTCCGCCGGGATAACCCGAGAAAGGATCGCACGGGACGTACCCAAGATCGACGTCGCGCCGCTTTCGACCCATTCAACGCTGTCCGGATTAACGGCATATACGTTGAACGTGACGTTTGCGGCGGCCGCGTTCTTGAGGGTCAGGTCGGCAGCTGCTGCCATATGGTATAACTCCTAAAAAGGAAGTGTCCAACAAACGGTCTCACGACCGGACAGTTGAACGATGAGATCCTCGCAATAGCGCCAAAGAAGTGACAAGCTTTGGAAAATCAAACCTGTTTACTTTGGGCATCACTAAATCCCAAGGATTAAGGGTCACTGGGACCCGTTCATAGTAACGTCTGACACCGTACCTGGTACCTCCGCTGTGGTAGTAAGTGTAAGTAGAGTCTGCTGAGCTCTTGCTCGGCGCGCTCCACCGCACTGCCTCCCCAACGATAGTACTTCGGCACTGGCGTCTTATCGTCACACCGTGGAAGGCTGAAAGTGCTGTCAGGTAGTCACCGACTTGAATAAACCAGTCGAAGACGAAGCTGAAGGGCACAAGCTCCCATGCAACTAATGCGGGGTTCGTCAGGCCCAGCTGTTGCAACTCAGAGTAATGTGGGTCGGATAACTCACAATCGAGCTTGATCTTGCAGGTCACCTTACGTTCGAGAACGTAGTTGGCGATCCAGTCAGTACCAGCTCCACCAAGCTTTCCGAGATTGTCGGTCCCGGCCAGGTATTGCACCTGTTCCGTTACCGCCGTACACGTAAACTTGGGACTCCGAGTAAGTGATTGCTGAGCAAAGAACTCAGCAGATCCCTTAACATCCATCAGCAATGGCATCCAGCCATACTTGTATTCCAACCAGGTCTTATGGACTTTGGAAGGAGTGATGTTAAGCTCTCGGGCAACAACCTTAAAGTTGCCCTTCCGTAACGCTCTATAAGCTCTGTCGATACGGCGAGCCGTATCTAAGATCAAATTAGACGTCTTGGTGGCCTCAGCGTAAGCAACCGCAAGGTTAACTTTCGCATCAGCCATTTTACCTAAAACCTTGATCGCAGCATCATTCTGGGCCTTGACCACAGTTGCATCCCAAGCACTTTGCGTAGATGAGCGGAAGCCCATCATAGCATTGTAAATGGTAGCACCTGGGTACATGACCCCGTGTGAATTGCCAGCAATCTCGGCTCCCGTCGACTTAAGACGCGTGATGTAATCCACCGGGCCTTGTTGCCAGGTGCGATGTTCATCGCCGTATCCGTTAACGGGGCGTAAATGCTTAGGTATAGTATTGAAGCCAACAGTATTGTTCCAACTGCTAATGCGTCCTGTACTTCGAGCGATCGTTCTAGACCCCTCGTAAGTCCAAGTGTCGCGTGTGCCGTCGGCCATTTCCTGTAACTCCAATAATGACATGGTTCTCTCGAACCATTAGGTTAAAAGCGCATGCCGGGACCTAAATCCGACAGGTATGTGTCTTTCGACACACCCTTAACTAAAGGTGTTTGTCGCGCAATAGAAAGGACCTCCCCCTAGGGGGAG